GCCTAATAGAACCGGCGTCCGGTGAATTCTCTTGCAGAGGCCGAGCGGCGTCGACGCGATACTCTGTCGTCTTGCCGGTCGAGTCTGTCGAGGTGATCTTGCCTTTTCTCAGAGTCTCAAATACTGACGCGGTCGACGCTTTCGGGCTCGAGAGGAAAGCAGAAGCAACGAGATCGAAAGATCGCCGCGTCAGGATTAACTCGTAACGCCGAGCCGACGCTGAGCCCGAAATGGGAGGCAGCGCGTCGGCGTCGGCGTCACGCTTTACGGCGTCAAGAGCCACGCTCACGCCTGAGGCCGTGAACAGGAACGATCCGGTCTGATATCGGCGGGCCGCCCGCTTAATCGCGGCCTCGATGCGAGCGTTGATTCTTGACAGCGCCATGATCAGCTCCAAGCGGCCTCATTCGCGCCGAGCGAATCGGTGTAGAGAATCGGGATCCCATACAGATCGCGCGGAATATTGTATTCGCCCGCGACGATTGCTTTTCCGCTGATCGTGATGGACGGCTGACGCGAGGCTCCCAAGAGAACGCCCGCCTTGCGACTCATGAAGAGCGCGTCAGGCGCGTCGCCGCCAAACTTCTCGAGCGCGACGAGCAGATGCTTGTCGGTCAGCGCCGTCGTCGACAGGTTCGCGGGCGTCGCGATCGAGCTCGTCTGAATATTCGCGATTCGGACGGCGGCGTACTTAGACGCAAACGAGAGGCCCGGATAGAATTCGAGAAGCTGTCGATACATCGGAATCAGCTTCGTCGCGTCAGCCGGATCGGCGACCTCGACGCGGTCGATCTCGCTGAGCTCCAAAGAACCGCCCCGGCCAAAGAGCCAAGAGACGCCTCGACCCTCGCTGAACTTGACGAAGTAAGCCGACGTCAGACCGGTGTCTCCGCTGCCAGCGGCGGATCCGCCCGCGGAAATCGTCTGATCGGCGTCGACAAACGCTTCCAAGCCCTGGAAGCCCTTGGAGCTCGCGCCACCGTCAGAGGTTCCGCCATAGAAGAACTGAATCCCCAGAGCGCGGATCGCGTCCTCTAAGACGCGGACAGCTTCGGCTCTCATGAGATTCGCGCCTCGCGTGCGATCGCGGTCGATGAGCGCCCTGTCATACTGAACGAACCCGCCCGCATTGTGCAGTTTAAAGAGCGTTCTCTCATAGACGCCCTTCGACGCGCTGAGCCCCTCGTTGACGTTTCTAAACGGATCGGCGGGCGCGGTCTCCTTGCGAATCAAGCCCTCGACATAGTCTTGTTCCGTAACCGCTTGGCCGCGGGCGATATCGAACCGAGTTCCAAAGGCGTCGACGCCAGTGAACTCAGGACAGTTCACGCGAGCCTCGACGGCGATCTCTTTTCCGCCCGGAAAGCCTTGAAACTTCAAAACATCGTGCCAATTAACGAAAGCCATTCTTCACCTCCTAGCATACATATTCCAGAGAGACGGCCTTCTTGGCCGCGTCGGCGCCAACGGCGGCCGAGCCCGTCAGACCGGTCGTCAGATTGACGCGCCAATAACGAGGCGCCTTCAGCGTCGGTCGATACTTGACCGTCGCCCCGGCGAACGCGGTTCCGTCGCCAATCGTCTGAGAGATCGCCGTGACGACGCCGGTCGCGAACGTCTCGTCGTCAGACGCCTCCAAGGCGACCGTCAGCGTCGCGTCAGACGGAAGATCCGTCGCCGTGAACGCCGGGATAACGACATTAAACTCAAACGGTTCCGAGCGAACGCCGATCTGGTCGATCGGGCCCAAGTCGATCGCGTCGCTCGCCGCGGAAGCAGCCGTCGACGCCGGATTCGCCGAGACGATCAGCGTCGCGTCTTTACTAGTGAATCCACCTACTGCCATGTCTAATCCTCCAATAGGTTTGTTATTATTTGATCGCCGCGGCGAACGCGGCGCTGTAGCTCTTGTTTTCGTCCGGCTCGGCCTTCTGAGGTTCGACCGACTGAACCGAGCCGGTCAGACCAAGCTCGTCGCCGCGGCGGCTCAGCTTGGCCAAAGAGTCGGCCGACGCGCTGAACTTGGCGAGCGTCTCTTCCAGTCGCTGAACGAGCTGGGAGAACCCCTCGACGGCGACAGCGGCCTCGGCGGGCTTGGCCGCTTCGGCGGGCTTGTCGTCAACGACGACGACAGTCTCTTCCGGTTTTTTCTCGGCGACCTTTTCAAGCGCGGCGATCTTGGCCTTGAGCTCCTCGTTCTCCTTTACAAGCGCGTCGTAAGACTCGGCGCGGGCTTCGTCAAACGTCTTGCCCGCTTGGAAATACGCCACGCCCCGATCAAGCCCGAACGCGTCGATATATCGCTGAAGCTCGGCGTCTCTGACGGTCGGCCCGTCTTGTACCGGCGCGGCCGCTCCCTTCGGCGGCTCGATCGCGGCCGGATCGGTCGCGAACTTTACTTGCCCGTCTGCTGCCATTTGAATCAATCCTTTCTGACTAAGCGGAATAAACTCTGTTTGAACGTCTGTCGGATATGAGCAGACGCTGATTCCGCGCAGCTCTGCCCCGGTAAATATCGCGAGCGGCCCCTGATAGGTTCGACCGTTGAGATCAATCTCCTCGCCCTCTTTGAGATCGAGCCTCTCAGCGCGGGAGAAGTCGATGGTCGGCGAGATTCCAAACGGCACCACGCGGCCACGCTCGGCTACCTCGGCGGCGACGTCGCCCGGCCTCGTCGAGACGAGCGTTCCGGCCGCTTTCAGACCGTCCTCGTCGAGATAGACGCGAGCCTTTCCAATCACCTGATCTTCATCGTGATTAAAGTCTACGATGACGGGATTTTTCGGCAGTCTCAGCGAGTCGAAATCGAACACGAACTCGGCAAAGTCGCCGCCCGGCAGCTTATGCCGATTTTTCTCGGCGGTAAACACAACAGCCTCAAAGTCAAACGTTTCCACGGCCGCCTCCTATAATCCGGTGTTTATAGCCTGTTCACGCCCAAACGGCAGCCAGACCCCAAATTCCTCGCCGAGTCGGCGGGCCTCGCCGATCTTCTCGACGTTCCGCGTCAGGCTCTCGCCAAACGAGTCGGCGAGCGCGTAAGGATCGACGAGCCCGGCATTAATAGCCGCTTGAGTCTCTTTCACATACTCAAAGAGCCTCCACAGCGGGAGCCCAGAGCCACGCCAACCGACCGAGCCCCTCAGATCGCTGAGTCTCCATCCGCTTGGCCAAGCGTCATAAAGCGGATCGAAAGGATCAGTCAGCCAATTCGGGAGCAACCAGTCAAACAGCCACGAGTCGAGCATCGCTCGCGTCGGCTGCTGCTTTTTTTCCACGGTGTCAAGATATTGCTCAAATTCACCTTTCGACCCGTAGAAATTCGTCTTGGAGCCGTCGAAAAAGCTGTATGGCAGATCAAACGCGCTGAAAATCAGGCGGATGACAAGCTCACAGAACGACTGAAAGTTCGCGCTTGGATTGTTTGACTCCATGAACCGGGCGTCTTCCCCCGCTTTGAGCGCGATGTGGAGGAGATCATGACCGAACGCCTCTTTGAGCTGCTTGTCAATCTCGGCCGGATCCGTCTGCTTCACCCCTGCCAGGTTCCCCCCGTCGTCGAGCGTCGTCACGAGGCCGAGCATCTGCTCGAGCTTCTGCTTGCTGAGCGCGAAGTCAAGACTGTCGCTCAGATAGGACAGCGCCCTGACCGCGGGCGCAAACAGCGAGACGCCCCTGATCTGATCGCGTCGCGTCCGATATGCGAGCAGATCGAACCAACGCGCCGACACTCGGCGCTCAGGCGCCATCAGGCCGTTCGGCTGTCGACTCCACACCTGGAATTCCAGCGGCGCCCCGATCCGATTGACGTGGACGCCCTGAACCCAGTCTGTCGTCATACTTTCGCCAAAATCGGCCGGGTTCTTAATCCGGTCGGCCTCGACTATCTGAACGCGCCCGTTGCTCAGTCTGAGAATCCCCACGTCGCCGTCTGTCGCTCGATGCGATTCGATGATCGTTATGAGTTCGTCAAAATCAGACCGACCGGCCGCGTCGCAATTCTCGCGGCGTTTCCAGTCGGCGACGCGGCGCTCAAGAGCCCGATTAAACTCTCGGTTCGGCGTATCTGCAAAGAACCGATAATAACTGACGAACTGCAAATGCTTTCGGAGCGCGAACCCGGCGATAGAGAAGTTCCTCAGCTGCTCGCGAGCCTCAGAGATCAGAATCTGTCTCTTCCACGGCGGCAGCTCCCCGTCCTCTGAGCGCGAGGAGCTTGTCAGCGGCCGACGAGTCGGCGACGCCTCGACAGCCTGATATGAGAACGCGATTCTCGCCGCGTCGAGCCCAGTCAACAAAGCGCGGCGGGCGCGAGTAAGAAGCGACGTCTTATTTTTTTTCATTGTAGATCGATTCCATAAATGCGCGACGTTCTGCCAGTTAGACGGTCATATTCCGCTTCAAGCTCTCGCAGCTCGGCGCGGGCCTGAGCGCGGTCGAGACGCTCGGCGATCCCGTCGATGCTGATCTCAGTCAACAAGGACGGATCCTCTAAAGCGGCCCGAAGATTGACGATCCGCGTCATGACCGACGCGATTCTCGCCGACTTCTCTGTGTCAGACATCCTTCCTCCTTGGATCGTCGCTCGTCAGCAAGCCGAGGCTCGACGCGGCGGCGAAATTGTAGGTGACTGTGTCAAAAAAGTGATTATCCGGTCTGTTAATGTTCGGGCTCCACTCTGTCACGCGGTTCGACCCGAACTCGACCAGCTTGGCCGTCTCTGCTGCCAGATGCTCGGCGAACATCCGATGCTCGGCGCGGCTCGATCCGTACAGGCTGAGACTCCCCGATTCCCCAGGATACAGCGCGAGCGCTTCGTGAACTCGCGTCTTCCAATAGTTTACATCAACCAAAAACGAGCGGAGCGACCCTCGCGCCGTCTGCTCGTCGATGAGATGCCAGCCGAAGTTCCGCCCGGGCCGCTTCGGCCACAGTCGCATCGGCGACTTCTTGGCGACCACAGCGACGCCTCTGGTCGGTATTATCACGCGAGGATCGACCGACCTGATCGCATTCTCGACCACTTCCGGCTTCCAGCCGACGTCGACGAGGATTCGGTCGATATAAGCCACGCGCCCGCCATCGCTTGGATCCGTCTCTGTCTTGTACTCGCGGCCGAGCAGATCGCGGAAGAGCCAATCGAGCCCGCGGGCCACGCGGCCGTCAGCCGTCGAATCGGGATAACGTCTCTTCAACGTTTCCAGCCCTCCGTCGCTCTTGGCAAAATATCGCCGTTTCTGCTCAGGATATACGCCATAATCGACGACGCGGCCCGTGAAATCAGACGACCACGCGACGACCGAGTAGAACAGGACGTCGCCATGAACGTCGACGGCGGCCGTCAGCTTGACCGCGTCGAGCGGTATCACGCCCTGAGGATATCCGCTCAGCTTGGTTCCGATCTCCTTGGCCGTCAACTTAACCGACCCAGACGCGGCCTCCATCGGCTGATTCTGCTGCTCAGCCCAGAACGCCCTCTCTGAGTCGCACCAGCGGCCCATATAGTACTCGAGCGAATCGACCAGCTTCGTCCCGGTGTAAGCCTCAGGCCAAGAGACGACGGCGCCTTCTCTCATCTCCTCTAAATGCTCGCGATAAAAGGCGGTGGCTCGGCCCGGATCGTCGAACCAGATCGAGCGATACTCGCGCCACAAGTCGAGGCGCGTCGGCATCTTTTCAAGCGAGGCGAACCTGAGCCCGTTCCAGCGCGGATAAAGCTCGCGATTCAGCGTTCTGTCGCTGTAATCGTCAGGCGCTCTGACTGTGCACGTCTGGATCTGTGCCAGCTCGGCCCCATTCTCGACAAGCCCTTCGAGCGTCCCTGAGACCGTCTCCTCTAAGGCTGCCACGCGGGCCGGATTAATCGCCACGCCGTCGGTCTGTAAGTCGTCGAGGAAAAGCAGATCGGGCCGGTCTGTCGAGCCGTCCGGGTTCTCAGCCGTCAGGCCGCGGATCGCCGACCTGACTCCATAGGCCGCAATCGTCGCCCCTGACGCCTTGGAGCCTCTGATCGTCGGCAACCTGAGCGAATCCGCGGCGATGACGACGTTCGTCGGCTCGCCGTAGAACAGCTGACCGCGGGCGAGTAGGGCGGATCCTCTCAGCTTGCTGAGCGGAAAGCAGATCTCAGGATAATCGGCCGCCAACAGGCGCGATTCGGCGAGGCTCGCGGATATTGCCTTCAGCAGCTTTCGAGCCTCTTTCGTATTCGCGGCGACGACGACGACGAACCGGCGCCAGCCGTTGACGAGAGCCCAAACGACCGAGCCCACGCAGATGGTCGTCTTGCCTGACCCTCTGGGCATCGCGACCGCTTGCTTTCCTCCGTCGCGAACGACGCGCTCGATCTCTAAGATGAGGCGTTCGTGGTTCTTGCCGAACGGCTTCTTGAATTTTTTGGGGTAGTAAGTCAAGAGAAACGAGCGGAGGCTCTTGGCGCAAGCTGCGCGGCGGGCCGGATCCTCGACGGGCGGAAGCGGCGATATCTCGCGGCCGACCAGCGACCTGAGCGCCGAGACCTCACGCGCCCGCTCTTTGATCTCTTGATAGGAGGCAGAGCTCAATCGAACCCTCCCAGCTTGGCGGCGACGAGCCGGGCGAGCTCCTCGATCGGAAGCCCCTTCGGCGCGACGCCAAGAGCCTCTAAATGCTGACGCGCTATCTCGACCGACTGAGCGGCCGCGTCGAGCTGCTGACCGTCAGTCACGTCCTCAGGCCGTCGCGAATAGCCTCGGCTCTTGCCCCTGTTGACGAGATAAAAGATGATCAGCTTGGCGTTTCCGGCGCGAATCCCCTGGAACAGCTGACCCTCGACGAAATCGAGCGCCCGCTCGTTGACCTCTCGCACGGCCTCGTCGAAACCCGGATCTTTCTGTCGCCATTCGTAAAAAGTTGCCCGAGAGATGCCGATCTGCTGACAGCAAGCAGAGACGTTGCCGAGGTTTCTGTTGAGTAGCTCGATCGCCTCGCGCTTGCGTCGGTTCCGTCGATATGCGGGCGCCTTGCTTTTCGTCGTGTCAACGTTAGACAGACCAAGCTCGGCCAGCTCTCGCGCCGATCCTCTTGTATTGTCTGCTTTTTTCGCCACGTCTCAGGCCCCTCTCTCAGGTTTTTTCTCGGCGGCTCTTCGGCCGCGTCGGCGCCGATTCCGTCACAATCTCCTCAGAATCCTCGCCGTCTGCTATATCCTCAGGCCCGAATCGATAATAAACCGATTCGACGCGGGCCTGATGCTCAGCGCCGACCGTCGTCAGCGCGTGAAAATGTTTGACCCGGAAGCCGGCGTCTCTGAGTCGATAATAGGCCGGGCCGTCATAGCAAGAGAGAACGACCTTCCCCTTGGCCTTGCTCAACGCCTCGACCAGCGCGGCCGTCTCTGCCGAGCTCCATCCGGTCTCATAAGCGTCAGCCGTCTCACATTCATAGGGAGGATCCGCATATATCAGGACGCCCTCTCGGTCGTATTTTTTGAGAGCCTTTTTCCAGTCGAGATTCTCGACGACGACCTTGGCGAACCGCTGACAGTAAGCGCCGAGCAGATCGACCTTGTTTCGATATGTCTCGACCAGCTCGCGCCCGTAGCCAAACCCAAACGCGCCAAGATAAGACCCTCCATTCGCGAACGCCTGAGCGTAGAAGATCGCGTAAGCGGCGGCGACGTCGTCAGAGACGGACGTCAGATTCGCCGCGGCCTTAACCTCTTTAATCTTGGCAGAGTCGCCGCTGAGGAACGCCTTGGCGAGCTCGCGAAGCTCGCTGTGCAGATCGCGGGCCTGAGGCGACAGATCGCACAGTCGCTTCAGATCCTCTGCCTTGTTTTTGTCTCTCAAAGTACGGAAAAACGACGTGAGGAGTCTGTTCGTGTCATTGTAGATCTCATCCGGCTCAGCCGGCTTCCCGAGCATAATCACGCCCGAGCCTCCAAACAGCTCCACAAACCCGCGGCGCTTCACGTCTTTGATCAGCGTGTAAATGTTGTTTTTTTGCCGAGCCTTGGAGCCGATCCAAGGGAACGGCCCAGGCAGACCGTCAGGATAGACGCTCGACGCGCCCTCCCTGATCGCCTCGCCGTCGCCCGCGACCGTCTCACGCTCAGGCCGATCCTTCAGCCTCTCGTCCTCATCCGCTCCAAGCGGCTCCAAGACGTCAAACGACGGGAACTCAACGTTGAACGAGTCAAAATCATAATCAAGCTCGCCAAGCTCGACGCCGAGCAGATCGAAATCCCAGACGGCCAGCTCGTTGAGCTTATTGTCGAGGATTCGATAGGCCCTCAGCTCCTTGGCCGAGAGATCGCCAGCGAGGACGCAAGGCACAGTCGCGAGCCCCAGCGCCTTGGCGGCCTTGTAGCGTGTATGACCGCAAACAATCACGCCCTCGGCGTCAACGACGATCGGCTGCCTGAACCCGAACCGCTTGATCGACTCGGCCACGCCCGCGACCGCATGATCATTCCGGCGCGGGTTCCGCTCATAAGGCCTGATCTCGTCAATCTTTCGTTCCTGGATAATCATCAGCGTTCCGCTCGGCCTCTCTTGGCCAAAATCGCCGGGCCGCCCGCTGGGCCCGGCCCCATCCGGGCCCACCGGCCCGCCCCGGGCCCCGGGAGGAATTGAAAAACAAACAAAAGAGAAGATGCCGATGGCATCGTCCGCAGTCGTGATTCGCCGGTTGAGTAGTACCTACGCCCCGGTCGTATCATTCGACGAACGCCGACGTTACGCCGAGCAGAAGCGCGAGCGCGACGCCGAAGATCAGCCTGATCAGTATCATCCGTCTCTCCTCTGTTATCGCCTTTTTTAAAAATTTTTTTAGCGCGTTTCGTTCGTATTTTACCGAGTTAAACGCACTTTTTAAAATATTTTTTGAACATTTTAATATTTTATGGCTTGCTTCGGCCGATGAAGAGAGTATACTAAGAGCATCATCAGCAAGAGATGATCGCCAAAATCAAACACCCTTTACAGGAGAACGACCATGAACGCCAACGACATCATCGACAACATCCGCATCATCGACGCGATCATCTGCATGGTTCCGAGCCGGGCCGTCATCTACGTCGATCGGCTCTACGAGATCAAGGCTGAGCTGAGCGACGTCGACGGCGATCTCGACGAGTCTCTCATGATCGCCGCGTCGATGGCCGCGAACGCCTGTCAGATCGCGATCCTCGCCCTCGAATCCAAATCAGACCGCATCCGGGACGCGTGGATGAAAGACGCCGTCAAGGCTCTCGCCATCGCGAACCGAGCTTATATCCGCTTCGCTAACTGATAACCACCTAACACAGGAGAATCATCATGCTTAATAAAGAATATCAACTCACCGCCATGACCGTCAAGACCGCCGAAGACTTCGCCGAACTCAAAGCGCGCGTCAACACTCTCCTCAACACATGGGACTTCGCGAGCCGTCCTCAGATGATGGGCCCGGCGCCTCGCTGGACGCAAAAGCGGCCAATCATCCGCGTCGTCCAGTTCACCACCGGCGAGATCCTCAGCTTCAAGGCCGACGCTGCTGGCGCCGAAGAGGCTCTGTCCTATATCGACGAGCGGATGAACAAGTCGTGGTTCCGCGTCGAGTTCGTCAGTCACAAGAATCTCGCGATCGTCTGGGGCTCGCTCGACAACTGTGAGATCGTCGTCGAATGACCAACCAACCACAGCGGCCGGCTCAACGCCGAGCCGGTCGCCCAGCCTAGGAGATAATCATGACTCACCAAGAAAAGATCAACGCCCTGACCTCTATCGAATCCTATCTCAAAGCCCTCGAAGCGATCTTCAAAAGCGCCGACGCGACGCTGTTCGACGTCTACGAGCTCGCGCTTCCGACTCTGCCTGACGGAATGGATCGCTCGCCTCGCGGCCCTCTGTTCACGCTTTACGACCGCGTCATGGCGGCCCAGTTCTACGTCGCCAAGTGGCGATGGCAGCTCAAGAGCCACGGCGACGACGACCTTGACGACGTCGTTTACGAGGCTCACGGTCGAGCGAGCGACGCTCTGAGACTCGCGTTCATGTTCTTGGACGCTGACCAAAAGAGAGCAGAGGAGGAGAGCGATGACTAACGAACCAAAGCGCGGCCGACCGCGACGCGAGGATCGCCGCGTCGGCCTCCACATCGAAATCAGCGAGACGGCCCACAAGGCGCTCGTCAAGCTCGCCAAGCGCCACGCGGCCACTCGTCGCGAGATCGTCGAGAAGGCGATCTTGGCGATGGTCGGCGACAGGCAGACGGTCGAGCCGGTCGCCTCGCCACAGGCCAAGCTCGACGCGATCCGCCAACTGCTCGCCGAAGCTGAGACCGACTGACACAAAAAGAGCCGACGCCCCACCAGCGTCGGCTCTCGCTCATTCTTGGATCACGTCCCCATCGACGTGAGAGTTCTTGATCGTCAGGCTCTTGACGCTCAGCGGCGGCGCGTCGCTCGCCTTGCCTTGGCGCTCGGCCTCGATCCGCTCGCGCAAGGCCGCCAAGACGGCCGACTGAGCCTCCGGGCTCAGCTCGTTAAACAGCGCGAGCGCGGCCTCTTGCAGAGCTTGATCATGAGGCTTCGGCGGATTCTTAAACATATCGCCGCGGCCTGTCTCAAACCACTCGCGATTCACGCCAAACTCATGACAGATCTGATAGACCCGCGTCTTCGGAATCGGCGTCACGCCAGCCTCCCATCCGCCAACCAGACCGACAGAACAATCTAATTTTTCGGCGATCTCGCGCTGCCTTAAACCGAGCTTTTTTCTGATCTCTCTGAGCCTGTTATGCATCGTTTTTTTCTCTCTTTGAAAAAAATATTTTTTGTCCGCTCGGGCCTTATTTTATCGAATTTTTAACAAAAATAAAGCCCCATTTTATTAAGATTTTACTAACTATTTTATAAAATACGCTTGATTTTTACTCAGAAATCAGTAAGATATAGCCCAGCGGCCGCAAAAGAGCGGCGAAAACCACTAAAAGAGGAGACAAACATGGCAACAAAAAAAGCGCAACCCAAGCCCGCGGCCAAAGCGGTCAAAAAGGCCGACGCGGGCAAGGCGACCAAGCCTGTCGCCAAGCCGAAGCCCAAGACGTCAGACGCCGAAGCGGTCGCCGCTGGCGCCGTCGCGACGCTCGCCGCGGTACAGATTCAGCTCTTGACGCTGACCGACCAGATCAAGCAGACGCTGATCGAATGCGGAGCTGAGAAACCCAAAGCCAAACGCGCCAAGAAGTGAGGCTGAGACGATGACGACTGACGGAAAGCAGAATATCACAGTCGAACCGACGCTCCACGATCAAGTCAAGGCGATCCTGAAAACGGGCTGGAAACAGACGGCTGACGAGCTCCCACCGGAAGGCGAGTTCGTCCTCTCGTGGGACGCGACCATCGGGATCTACTTGGCCACATGGCGCGATCTTGACGGCGTCAGGCTCTGGATCGACTGTTCTCACGAGCAAATCGACGAGCCCATGATCTGGCGCTCGGCAAAAATCACCAAAGAGGAGACAGATGGAATTCTTGAGACTGCTTCAACAGCTGAGCCCTGAGAGCCAAGAGGCGATCCTGCCCGCTCTCTCTTGGCTGGTCGCGTTCGAGCGGCATCTCGCCGCCAACAAGTGACGACCCACAAGCCGAGAGTCGACAGAGGTGACGACTGTCGATTCTCCCTGACGCTGCGAAAGAGGCAGGACAGGCCCGGAGGTGACACGGTTCCGGGAGAGGCCGTCAGGACAGCGGAGCGGAGCGATCGCTGTATAAATTGAGACGGTAAGGCTCAGACGCCCGGTTCCCATAAACCTCCGGGCGGATAATCGCCGCACGCAAGGCGTTATTCTCCACGGTCGCCCGGTTCTTCTGCGAGGAGAGAGCCGGGCGGCCAACGCCGACACAATACCCCACCACCTGAAAGGAACATATCTCATGACCTTAGATCGACAGCTTGACCACGCGGCCGCAACGATCGACGCGCTCTTCGAGCTCTACAACCACACCGACGAACTCACAGTCGAGACCGTCGACGGCGTCGACACGCCGACCTCGACGTTCTTCTCACTTGCGAATCTGGAATACATGATCGCGATCGTCAAGTCGCTCCTCAAAGACTACGCGAAGATCCTCGATCAGTCAGACGAGACCGGATTCTACCCGAAGTTCAAGCTCGCGTCGACGCGTTCGGCAATCGAGCACACGCTCGACGCTGCCAGACTGGAACTCTGCTCGTTACGCGCTCGGCGTCAGCAGGCGCTGGAAGGAGCGCTGCTGTGACTGTTACGCAAGCGGCCATCCTCTTCGGCCTTGGCGGATTCGCCTTCGGCGGCGGCATGTTCTGGTATATCTGCAAAATCTATTACACGGTCGACTTCATCCACAGCGATCTCCTCGAGGAGCTCGCGAGGGTCGAGGCGGCTCTCAAACAGCTCAAAGAAAATGAGAGGAGCATCTGATGGACAGCATCTTGACACGTCTATTTCTCGCCGGATCGATCTTCGCGGTCGGCCTCGGCGGCGCGACCACAGCGACGATCATCGGCGTCGCGAACGCGACTTATAAATATCTGATGAGGGACGACTCCTATCTGCAAGTTCAAGCGCAGCAGAACAGCGAGATCGCCGAGCGTCTGCTCAACGAGGCCGAAGCGACGCGCAAGGCCGCGGAAGCCGTCAACGGCAAGAGCGAGCGCGACGGCAACCAGGACGAGCAGACCGACGAGCGACAGACACAAGAGCGGCCTGAGGACCGACGGACATGGGCCAACTCAGACACGCCGATTCCGAACGAACAGCTCGACTCGTTTCTCGACAGGCCCGAACCGGCTATTCCGTATTAATACAAAAGAAGAGCATTAGAAAAGCAGAGGAGCGAGCATGACCGACGATTCACGTCAAGCTTTCGGCGAGATCAAACGGGCGGCGACTCACAAGATCCGCGTCGCCGATTCCGTCTACGGGATCATCGAGCTGAGAAACGGCCGACTCGTTACGCCGAAGCGACCAGAGCCGGATCCTGAGCGGCTTGACGGCGCCGAGCATCTGACCAGTCGCGACGTCGAGCTCAATCTCAACGGCTGGGCGTTCGTTCACGAACCGCCCGAAAGCTGGAAAGCGGCCAACCGCCCGCGGCCTGATGGCAGAGGAGGCTTCTGAGATGGAATGGTTCTACGCCCGCGTCTCGACTGTCGCTCAGAACGAGGCTCGACAGATAGACGCGGCCCACGAGGCCGGAATCCCTGACTCGCGGATCGTCCTGGACAAGCAGAGCGGCAAAGACTTTCAGAGAACGAACTGGCAAGCGCTCGTCGCTCAGCTCCAACCAGGCGACACTCTCTTCATTAAGAGCCTCGACCGTCTTGGCCGCAATTACGCCGAGATCCTCGACGTCTGGAAAGAGATGACCCGCGATCGCGGCGTCGACGTCGTCGTTCTCGACATGCCCATCCTCGACACGCGGCGCGACAAGACTCTGATCGGAACGCTCGTCGCCGATCTCGTCTTGACCGTTCTCTCATTTTGCGCCGAGAACGAGCGCGTCTACATAAAAGAGCGGCAGCGCGAGGGCATCGCCTCGGCTAAGGTTCGCGGCGTTAAGTTCGGACGCCCACAAGCTGACGCGCCTGAGAACTTCGACGACGTCGCCAGGCTCTACTCAGAATACAGGCTCACGCTCAAAGACGCTGCACGTCAGACAGGACTCGCGCCCACGACTTTCAACTCGCTGTTCAAGCGGCGCGGATATAAACGAGACACAGATAAATGGCAACGCGACCGCAAAAAGCCGAACCGCTCGATGACAGCGGAGCTCGCCCGGCCGGTCGCCGAGCGCTGGTTCAGCAACGAGATCAGCGCGATCGACGCGGCGCGAGAGCTCGACCTGTCAGACACGGCGTTCAGACGCTGGGCCCACATCGTCTTTCCTGACAGAGAATATCGCTCGGCGGCGCAGATCAGAGCCGACGAGATCGCCAAAGAGATCGAGCGTCGCCGACAGCTCAAACAGGCGCGGCGAGCGGTCGCCGCTCAGGTAGAGGCCAACAAAGAGAGGCGCAAGCAGAAGTTCTTCCATCTCGCCCGAAATTACCTCGACACAACGATCACCTCGCGACAGGCGGCCGTCGCTCTCGGCATTACGCAACATTCATTTGTTCAGCGCGTTAATTATCACCTGTTAAAAGGGAACCTAGAAAAATAGGAGACTATCATGACCACTAAATACAGACCGGAATCTATCCTGCTCATCAGCGCGTTCGCGCTCTGTCTGACGCTCAGCTCGCCTGCGTTCGCTCAATGCGTCGGCGGTCGCTGTTACGTCGGCGGCTATACTCAGCCCGCGGCTCAGGCTCCTCAGCCGACCGTTCGCGTCGTTTATCCTTGCCAGACGGCTCAGGCCTGTCGTCCTTATCAGACGGCGACGTTCGCGCCCTTCGGCGGATTCTTCCGAAATCTCTTCGGCGGCTGTGGATACCAGTGCACAGCTTCCAACGGCGGCGTCTGTTTAGCAAGATTGTCAGGCGTCGCCGAGCCGAGGAGTTCCGCTTGCCAAGCCGAAGCTCCGGCCGCTTGCTCTGCTTGCGACTCTTGCGAAGAATGCCCGGTCGAGGAGGCTGAGACCTACGAGGCGACCGAGACCGAGACCGAGACCGAGGCCGAGGCCGAGACCGAGACTGACGCTGACGCTGACGCCTGTTCCGCTTGCGAGCCGGTCGCTCCCTGCGGCAACGTCGAGGACCTGACTGAGATCGAGGCCGAGCTGATCAGACTCGCGAACGCTGAGCGCGGCGCTGTTCGCTGCTCGCTTCTGTCGCCTGACAAGAATCTCTTCGGCTGGGCGCGGCTCAATAGCCGACTTCAGGCGAGCTACTGCCAGACGGGTCACTTCTCCGGCGCGAGATGGGAGATCAGCGGCGGCGGATATCGCTCGGCGGCTGGCGTCATCAGAGGCTGGATCGACTCGGCGCCTCACAAGGCGATTCTGCTGAGGAACGGATTCACCAAGGCGGGCGCGTCTGTCTATCAAGGCCGCGACGGTCGGTTCTACTGGACGATGGTCTTCGGGAACTAATGTTACCAGGTGGGGGAGGAGGAGCTGTCACAGATGCCAAGAGAGTCACACGTCGGCGACGATATACTCGCGCTTCTATCTGGCAAGTACAGCGACGGAGCGACGGCTGAAACGCTGGCGGAAGAGATCGGCGCTCATCTGGTCTGGACTCAGACGGTCTGTCGACAGCTCCTCCGATCTTACTCAATTATTCGATACCAGCAGTTCACGCCGGGCGAAGAGCATCTGGGCCGCTGGCGTTACTACTACCTAATAAACGACCCAGAGCGTCAGCGCATCAGGCGCGAGCGACAGCTCGCGTTCCTGGACAAAGTCAGAGCGACCGAGCGGGCGGCGCTTCAACGAAAGCGCGAGCGCGAGAAGGCTCGGCGGGCTAAGGCTAAGGCCGAGCGGCTCGGCCCGGAACGCCTCGCCAAGGCTAAGGCCGAAAAGGCCAAGAGAAACAAGGCCAAGCGCGAGAAGCGGGCTGCTGATATCTGGCGGGCGCTCCTCTACTATCAAGACGTCGGCGCGACCGTCGAGACGCTTGTCGACGTGACCGGATATCAACGCGAGCGGATCCGCGACGAGCTCGCCAAGCTCGACAGGCTCGCCAAGGTTTACACACGCAAAGAGCGGCGAATCGCCGCGACCGGTCGAAAGTGGCTCGTCCCTGTTTATTTCCCGACCAAGGAGGCCGCGGCGAATCAGCTCGGCGAGATCGACACGCTCGCGGTCGCCGTCAAGGACGCGATCAGGCTCAGAGCCTGTCACAGTCTCAGCGAGATCGCCAAAGACGCGGGCGCGAGCCGAGACGACGTCAGAGCCAAGCTCGACGAGCTCATCGATCGCGAAGTCGTCCCCTTTCAGCAGATCGTCGTTAATAGGACGGCTGATGGCCGGGCAATCATTGAGAATCGATACTATCTCGTTAAGGAATAAGACCATGACACTCACCAAACAGATCGAGACCGACAAGGCGGCGCTCCTCGCCGCGATCAGCAGCCTCGCCGACGCGACGTTCGCGTTCAAAGTAGCGACCAAGCCCATGTTCTGCTCAGCTGGCAGCCCGGCCGAAGTCTGCGCGAGGATCGCCGCCCAAGAGGACGGAATCCGCAAAGCCAAGGCCGACCTCGACGAGGCTCAGGCCAAATTCGACGCGGCTGAGATGCGATACCTGACGACGCTGGAAGCGGCCGCCAAGACGGTCGGCTGCTGCCATGACTAGGCGCGAGATAGCCAAGGAGGCCGTCAGGCGGGCGTTCGCCGACCTTGTCGAGCGCGTGAGAGAGGAACATGAGTTCATGCTCGCCGCTCAGTTCCACGGCCCTGAGAGGAGACTCGAAGACGAGGCGAGACACTCAGAGATCGCCATGGACGTCAGAGCGGCCGAGTGGAGGCTTCAGCAGGCTGAGGCAGAATATCAAGCGGCGATCGACGCCGAGAACAAACAGGCGGGCGCGTCCTAATCGGCGCGGCCGTCTCTCGCGGGCTCAGGCTCGCATTCGGTCGCAAGAGCGACCGCACAAAGAAAGCAGACAGACATGACAACATCGACATCAAGACAGGATCGCAAGGCCGACGCGCCGGGAATCGCGTCTGCCAAGCTGCTCACGATCGACGAGTTCAGGCGGCGCTACTTCTCCAAGACGGCGCGACCGTCGAGGCGAGTCGTCAGAGGCTGGATCTCTTTCGGCACGTCTGAGGGAGTCAGGCTCAGAGGCTATCGTCTCGACTCGACGTTCTTCGTCGACGCCGAGGGAGTCGCCGAGTTCTTGGAGCTGACGCGACTCGCGACCAAGACGGTCGAGAGACCGGCGCGGCGATCGACCGCTTCGGCGGAAGCGCGAGCCTGTCAGGCTATTAACACACTCAAGAGGGAGTTCGGATTCTGATGGCAGACCTCAGGTTCCTGGCGGCGGTCAAGCGGATCGACGCGGCCGTGATATATGAGTATCTGATGACGCTCTTGGAGGGAGAGCCGGGCGAAGTGCCCAGTCTCAGCTACGAGCGACTCGCCAACCGTCTCAACGAGGCGGGCCTGACGACAGGCCGCGACGCGCCCTTCTCGGCGCCGGTCGTCAGAACCAATCTCAGACGCTTGGAGGAGCTTGGATGCGTCGAGCTGACCGACAAAGACGGTCAACGCTTCGGCCTGATCGTCAGACGCTACGAGGAGCGGCGAGCGCCTGAAAAAGAGCGAGAGCCCATCCGGTTCGCGCCCGGTCAGATCTGTTTTCATTTTGAAAACGAAAATGAAAACGAACATCAAAATTCAAAAGAGCGCCAAGGCCGTCGTCTTACTAGAGATATTAATATTAATAAAATAAATAAATACAGCGAAAAATCGCTTGATCAAGAGTCTGACCAGAGCGGCGAGAGCGTCAACTTGGCCCAAGAGATCACGCTAACCGATCTGGGCGATCCTACCGTCGACGACGCGGCCAAGCTGCACGCCAAAGACGTCGCGACGCCGAAGGCTCAGCGGCTCAGAGCGAGGCTCGTTCGCGATATCTACGAGCCGGGCCTCCATGCCGACCTGGTCGATCGCGCTGTCTTGGCCGTCGTCATGGGGCTCGCGACGCCAGCCGAGCTGAGAGCGGCGGTTCAGCAGAGCAAGGACGAGAAGCGGCTCCTGGAACAGACCAACGGCTACCGAGGCCGACGAGCTATCTGGCAGACCTTCGCGCTGATCGTCAAGTCATGGTTCGACGCCGAAGGCATCTACTGGACGCGAACGAGCCTCAAACGAGAGCCCAAGCCTGAGACGGACATGACCGAGTCAAAGCTCGAAGCGCTGCTCGCGAGAGACGCTGCGATCAAGGCCGAGACAGGCGCAAAATTAAGAGCGGCGAACGCTCGCATCAGAGGAGGAAAGCAACAATGACCAACAATCTCATCATCCCACAAACAAAGCCAACGGCGGTTCCGTCTGTCTTCGACGATCCGAACGCCTTCGGCGGATTCTTGCAGATGGCGACCGCTCTCAGCAAGGCGGCGTTCGTCCCCAAGGCGTTCCAAAACAGCCCAGAATCCTGTCTGATCGCGATCGACCTGAGCCGTCGTCTGGGAATCTCGCCGCTCGCCTTGCTTCCGCATCTTTACGTCATCGACAATAAGCCCGCGTTCTCGTCTCAGTTCCTCATCACTCTCGTCAACAGAAGCGGCCTCTTTGAGAGACTCGACTGGGAGCGCGGCGTCGATGGCGAGGTGCAGATTCATGTCGGCAAATGGAACGACAAAGCCAAGCACGTCGACGTCGTCGATGGACCGACTGTGCCAAACGTCTGGGCGGTCGCCAAGCTCGTCGAGCGGCGGACGCGCCGAGAATACAAGAGCCCGAAAGTCGACGTCGCGTTCGCCGATCGAAACGGCTGGACGGCCAAGCTCGGCTCCAAGTGGCTCGCGATGCCCGAACAGATGGCCGCCTATCGCTCGGCCGCCATGCTCATCCGGTCGGTCTGCCCGGAAGTCACGCTCGGCCTGTTCGCCGCTGAGGACGTCGCCGATGGCGCCGACGTCGTCGACGATCTACCGGCTCAGCCGAGTCGGCCCGTCGAGGCGCTAATCGTCGAGACGGAAGCGGTTAAGCCTGAGACGGGCGTCGATCTCGCGGGCGTATACGTCAAGAGAATCAAGCGCGTCGGCGACGCGGCCGAGCTCGAAACGCTGGGCGCGGAAATCGGCCGGGCCGGTCTGACCCCGGAACAGCGCGAGGCGGTCGCCGCTGCCTATAAGGCGCGACGAGCCGAGCTGAGCGAGGAGCCCGGCGACGCGGCCGAACAGCTTGTCGCCAAGTTCATGGAGGAGATATGCGACGCGACCGATCGCGAGCGACTCGCCGATCTCGCGGCTCAGGCCGAGAGCTTCGCCAAGGCTGGACAAATCGGCGGCGACGATCTCAACAAGCTATTCCACGCGATCGACGTGAGAGCAGAGGAGGGCGGATTCTGATGATGAGCGAGAAACGCAACGCCGACAGACAAGAGCTCGCGGCGCTCTCTGTCGATATCTGTCAGAAGCTCGGCCAAATGGCTGAGGATATCGTCGTCAACGCCGAACGCGCTGAGTCTGTATACGATCTGATCTGTCAGAATCTCACAGGCGGCGTCGACACGATCCTAAGCTGTGAAGCGGAAGATCTGAAAGACGAGCTCAGAGCTCTCGTCGAATCCTTTCAGACCGTCAGAGTCTGGTATGACACGCTCAGCGGCCTCGCCGACAAGCTGATCAATGACTCAATCAAGCTGAGGCTCAGACAGATCGATCTGCATCTTGAACGAGCGATCAGACAGATCGGCGACGTGAACAGGACAGTCGGAAGCGCTTATTATCTCACGGACAAACTCGAGACAGAGCTCGGCGTGAATGAGTGGGACGACGACGGCGGCGAGGACAGCGGAGGCGAGGATGTCAGAGATATCAGAGATGACAGTCAGCTCGATTAAAATGTTCTTGGCTCTCGGCCTGAGCGTCGGTCTGTCGCTCTTGCTGATCAAGATCGGCGAGGTGATCTATCTGCTCGCCGATCCCCTGATCAACAAGTTCGCGGCCCGGCGCGTCTGGGCTCTCATGACAAAAAGCGCGAACGCCGAGCCCACGAACCACGCCATAAGTCAGCAAGGCGAGATCACGCCTGAGCCGGAACCCGGCTACTATTCGCGGATGATACTCTACCAGAGAATCATCGACGCGGCCAAAAGCGACGACGAGCTTGACGCGCTAGAGACGACCGTCTTGGCGGCTGGATTCCAACTGCCAGACGAGTCGTCTCTGATCGTTGAAATCGATCGGCGGCGTCAATCATTATCAGAAGCCGAGCCGTCAGAGGAGGAGAACAATGACTAAAGAGGAACGCGATCTGCTCTTGCGTCGAATCGAGATATATCTCAACTCAGCTCATAGGCACATGACTGATTTCTGTTACGATCTCAACACGGCGATCAAGTGGTTCAAAGAGCTCAAAGAAAAAGAGAAGGAGGAGAACCAAAATGATCAGCCGACCGTCTGACGCGCCGATCGTCATCCAGATCCCAGCGGCTCCACCGTCGACGAATCGGATCTGGCGTCTGCAACGCGGGCGGAACAGACTGTCAGACGAGGCGCGGCTCTTTTATGAGCTCGCCGCGATCTACTGTCGAGACAAGCGCGTTCCAAAGACGTGGAAATACTACCGAGTCGAGATCATGATCGACCCTCAGCGTCGCCGAGGCGACGTCGACAATCGAATCAAGGCCGTCCTCGACGCGATGACCAAGGCGGGAGTCTGGGCTGACGATGAGCGCGTCAGCTTCGTCAGCTGTCAGTTCGGCCAAATCGACAAAAGAGGCCGAACGATCGTCAAGATATCGCGCTCTGACAGGAAATATCAAGTCGAAGCGCCCAGCTGGTATCACGAAGACTGGTAAATCGTTACAAATCAAAGACTTGTTAAAAAATCGCCTGTTTTGAGCTTTTACCCATGATTACAAGCTCAAAACAGGCCAAAAAATGAAAGGTTTTTTTCATGAGCGGGCCTGTCATGCTGTTGATCGTCCTCATCGTCGGCTATTTTTTGTTCACCGGCGAGAGATAAACGTGACAGAAGCGGAAATTCTCCCCTTCAGCGAGCGATGCGCTCGCGCTTATTGCAAAAAGTTCAACGCATGGGCGGCCCTCGACGATGCGACGCAAGAGGCCGCCCTCTTTTTATGCCAGAATCGTTCTCTCTGGGAGAAGCCTGACGCTTGGCTGCGTCGCCGCGTCTGTGGCCAGCTTGTCAGAAATTACCAAAACGAGCATAAGATCAGAACCAAGAGCCCGCTCTTTTTTACGCATGGCGCGTTCGACGAGATCGAGCCGGTCGCCGAGCCTGAGTCTGAGACCGAGGATCCGCGTCTGTCGATCATCCAGACGGCGCTTCGACAGCCTGACGTCGCTCCATGGCGTCACATCCTCGTCGACGTCGTCGACGGCGAGCTGAGCCGAAAAGAGATCGCCGCCAAGCATGGCGTCTCTCAGAGCTGGATCTCTCAGCTCTTCGCACGTTTTAAAACAGTCTGTTCTCAGATGGATCCAAACGGCGGCGGCGCCGTCCTTGTCGACACGTTCAAAGAGGATCCCACGGCAGAAGAGCGGGCCGCTTGCCCGCTCTTCTACCAGTAGGCGCTCAGCCCTCTCGACGCGCTACCTCTTCGGCCTTCCGATAGTCTCTCTCAGCATAGATCTGAGTCACGTCGGCGCGAGCATGCCCCAGACAAGCCTGAGCGGCCTCTAATCCGTAGCGTTCGCGAATCTCTGTCGCGAATAGGTGTCTGAGCTGATTCGGCGACCATGGCGCCACGCCCGCCCGAATCGCCGCTCTCTGAATCGCTCGCCGATAGGTGTCTTTATTGTAGCAAGGCGCGAACTTCTGACTCTTGGCAGACGAGCGCCGACGCGCTGATGAGCGCGAGGCGTCTGTCGTCTGACGTCCTCGGCGACGCTCGATACGATGCTGAGCGACCGCTTCGGCGGGCGTGAATAGATAATCGTCCGGGCCTCGGTCAATGAGATAGGAGCAGAGAATCGCCTGAGCTCGCGGCCCGATCGGGATTCGCCGCTTATTACCCGCGGCGCGGCGCCAGTCGGTTTTGTCTGAGCGCAAAATGTAAACGAGCCCGCCATGATCGTCGTCGACAAGATCGCCCGCCCGCATCTGACAGACCTCGCCCGGCCTCATGCCGGTCAATCTTTGAATCCTCACCATATCGCCGACCACTCCACTAAGCTCGGCGAGCGTCGCCTCGACCGTCTCAGCCGTCACCGGCTTAATCGGTTCGACCTCGCGAGCGGATGACCGGCCTCTTTTAAGCGGCGCGACCGCTTGGAGAGCCACAAGAACGTCAGACCTGACGAGCTCGGCCTCGACGCCGTATCTGATAACGCCACGGAAGCATGAGATCAGAGTGTTAATATATGATCGCGAGAATCGCCCAGACGCTTCCATGACGTCGCGAGCCTCTAAGAGTCGCCGCGGGCCGAGTAGCCTGACAGGCAGATCGGCAAACATCGCGAGCGGATATTCGCAAGCGGCGCGGAATCGCTCCAGCTGTCGCGTCGAGCGGCCGTCTTTCTGATAGTAGTGACGCCGAGCCTCAAAAAAAGAGAGAACCACTTCGGCGAGCGTGGGATCGTCTGAGCGTACAGTCGGCGAGACTGACGCGGGCGCGGTTATTTTTTGCACGAACGCCAAGAACCGGCGCTCTGTTTCCGGCTCGCCCCACTTGCCGAAATAATATCGGCGGCCCTTGTAATTACAATAGCCCAGACCGCGGGCCTTCCATCGTCTGAGACGAGGGATCTTCGATGATTCTGTCATGATCTGCTTTCCTCAAAAAAGTGTATACTGTATACATTTTTTCGCAAAAGCGACCACACAAAAAAAGAGCAGACGACGCCCGTCTCGTTCGGGAATTAACGAGTCGAGACGACAATGGAGCCGACCGGGATCGAACCGGCGACCTCCGGCTTGCAAAGCCGGAATTCCGACCGTCTGAAAATCGCGTTTCACTCGTAAAAATACGGGTTCGGCGCGTCTGGCTGTATACTCTTTTTTCGCGTTTTTTGGCCTTTTTTGGTCAAAACTGTATACAAATGTATACAGATTCTAGCAATCATCAACGATCCAATCAAGCCCAAGACGGTCGTCTGTCTCAATCGGTCGCCGCGGGCTCTATCTGCTTTTTATAGTTAAATTTCCGGCAATCTTGGCGATTCTACAAGAGGAGAGGAGGATTCGGATGAGGATTCAAAACGCCCTATTTTTGATTTTAACGCTGGTCTTGGCCGTCGGTCAAGTCGAGGCGAGAATCTGTCCGCGATGCGGCCGCGACCATCTGCCTGATCAAGTCGCTCCTCCTAAGACGGAACCGCCAAAAGAGGAGCCGAAGACAGAGCCTGAGCCGGTCAAAGAGGAGGAGCCTGAGACGATCGTTCTCAGCGTCGCTCGCGAGCGATTCTTCGCGACGAGCGTCGAAATCGCAAACGAGGCCGACAAGATTCTCGACCGCTTGGAGGAGCGATATGGCAAGCCCAAGACGTGGAAGCCGTTTCCGATTTATTACTGTAAATACAAGGGCGACGGCGTCGCTGGATATACGCTCTATTCGGCGCCGGTCGTCAAGGAAGTCGTCGTCTACGAGAAGTTCGAGACGTCGGTCGGCGGAACGCTCGACCACGAGCTGACTCACGCCTTTTTTTTCTACTTTCTGGGGAGTAACTTTGATCTGTTCCTGAACGAGGGACTCGCTCAGAACAGCGAGTACAGACGACGCGAGAGCCTGAGGCAGACAGTCTACAGGCGTTATTCCGCGGGCGAATTCTGGGAGCTGGATCGCCTCTATGGGCGGAATCAGTATGACTCGCGCCTCTTGATCTACCATCAAGGCTTCAGCGTCGTCGACTATTTAATCGGCCGCGGCGGCTCTCAATGGTTCGCGGCGTTTATGCAAGACCTTGTCAGAACAAACGATATCGACAAAGCGCTTCGGCGCTTTTACGGGTACAAAGACCTGGAAGAGCTCCAGACCGCTTGGCGGCGCTACGTCGAGCGAGGACAGGACAGAGCGACGGTTCAGGCCGTCAGATAATGAGGAGAATCGATCGTGAAAAAAGAGATTTTTATGTCGGCGGCGGCGTTCGTCTGCCTTGGCTTGTATTGCGTCGGCGACGCGCTCGGCTCAGACGTGAAGCTGGTCTATCCAACAGACGCGGCGGCGGCCGAGCTTGACAACACGCGGCCCGAAAATCGGATCGAACCCCCGATTCGCGAGCTGAGCGAACAGGACGTCGTCACGCCTCTTGGACAGGTTCAGAACGTCCTCAATCAGCTCAACGGAATCGAGGCGACCGTCACACAGCTCTCTCGCGACGTCTCTACACTTAAAGGCTTAGACCTATCTGGGGTTCTGCCAGTCGTCGAGAAGACGGCGCAGGAGCAACAGCAGACGCTCTCCAAGATCGGCGAGCTGCGCGAGATGGTCGCCGAGCTGAGAGCGACTGTCGACAAGGCGGAAAAGGCGACGGCAAACGTCAAGGCGATCCAAGAGAATAAGCTGACGATCTTCCTGCTCGTCGCGATCTTGACCTTGCTGGTCTGCCAGGTAGTCTGGAAGTTCGGCGCGGGTATCTGGGCGACGCTCAAAGAGCGGCGCCGCGCTTATATCGTCGCCGAGGCCGAGAAGCTTCAGCGCCAGTACGCACAGCAGACTCAGACGGCGGCTCAGCCGGTCGCCGCTGCTACTACTCAACAAAGAGGCGCGGCATGACGGAAAGCCAACAGAGACAAGCGTTCCGCGTCGGCTATCGCTACGCGATCGGGGTCGGCGCTTTTTACGACTGGACAAAATCTCGGCGGGAATCGCGGCCTGACGGCGTCAGCCGAACGGCATGGAACGCGGCGTTCGACGCGATAGCCGATCGAGGCTATGAGTTCGGGAAAAAGAGACTCGACGCGATGCGGCGCGAGCTCGACAAGCAGACCGAAATCGCGATCGACGCGAATCTTGGCGAGGCCGTCAAGCTGTCGGCTCAGGAAGTCGCCGGGC